GTGTTTTTTTTTTTTTGAAATGTATAACTTTACGCAAAAATGGAAAATTTCCAACTCCTGAAGGGAGACGTATCTATGCTACATTTTAAATTACATAGGATCTTGACTTATTTGATCAAACGGTATTTCACGCTGACCATATTAACTGTTCCACACCTAAAGGGCATTAAAACCACTTGGGAAAAGAAAAGCATCACCTGAGATCGACAAACGATCACCAGTGGTGTAGACATACTGCATAGTCAATGCAGACAGTTAGGGTTTGTCGAATTAATATTCTTCAAGAAGATCTTCCATATAAGTGGAATATGTCTTCACAGTCGGATAAACGCCAGTCTTCTTATAGAAGGCTGAAACGAGTTTCGGGCTCCACTCATCAAATACGTCCTTTCCATGAATGGAAAGTTCGCGACAAGCGTTTTCAATATTTTCGCAGGTTGCGGCTTCATGATTTGGGCAATCTCGAATCCAGTTACACATTTCTAAACATGTGCCTAAATCCAAAGGTGCAAACCAATGGCCATTAAGATACCGGAAAGAACGCTTAAGATAAGCGACCTCACCAAGAGTCTTAAAAGGGATGATGTTACCGGACTTAGCTTCATCAGTATAAACCATACCGAAAGTAGCATAAGCCTCAGTATCCTCATTTTGATTGAACCAATCAACAATATCACTTCGAAAATTAATCACATTATCGTCTCCATAGGAGACCATTGAGACGCAATCATCGAAGATAATCTTTTTAATTCCAGCCTTCTTAGCACATCGATAAAAAGCGATGCGCATTGAGACAGAATTATAGAAAGAATTCAATACAGTGGTAATTGGATTACCACTAGGTTGGGAGTGTGTGCAAGAATAAAATATATTCTTACAAAGGTGATTGGAATTATAAATATCCAAAAACAAAACTCTCCTAAGAGTTCTATTTTCTTCTGAATCATCATACCAATCGTTGATAACATCTACAAATCTTGACATAATGCAAGAGTTGAGAGTACCATCAAAGGTTGAAAAATCACCAGCAAAGACCTTATCACCAAAACGAGATAATTTCTTAGCTGTTCTAGTCCAGTCAGAAGAGAAAGGATTGGTTCCTATCGATTGTTCGTTAGTAATTCTATTTTCCATAGCATTAGCCATGAATCCAAGAAAATACATCCTGAACAAAATAAGATAGTCCATAGGTCCAGCTGCAAATACACGAGTTTTAAGTTCGTCTACTTTAGCAATAGGCCTCCTTTCATCTTTAAGAGTGTCAGTCCAAATAAATGGAACACGAATTCCCTGTTTGGCCAACTTCTCTAGTCTTTCAACTCTGTTTTTAATATCTTCATCGAAAATATACTCAGAATTGCCAAACCAAGTTGTTTTACCAGGCATACCACTGGTTTTATTAAAAACCCATGGATAACCAGGAGAAGTTGAACGAGTTAAGCCAGCAACATAAGCACTGACATCATTTCCACCAATAGATTCTTCATAGGTCAAAACTCTACGAAGAGGTTCAATTGGATTAGTCATCAATTTCTGTTTATATTCATTGACTGCTCTATCTACCTCATTATAAGGAATATATGGAGTATTAATTCCACACTTAGATAAATTCTTTTTGAGAATATCTACCTTTGGATGTGACAAATAAGCTGGCTTAGAAGTAGTTTTAGACACCAAATTCTGAATAGTAGATGGACGAATATCACTCTTATTAGGAGTAAAGACAGTCTTACTACATAGACCAAGATAGCTAAAAGTATCAGCTGCTAAACCAAATAATTGTTTCAAATAATCAGAATTGATTTCTTTATTTAAGGGAAGATCATGATTTTCTGAATGTAATTGAAGATTGGCCAAAACATCAGAATCATTA